CAGATTGACAGATGCTCCAACTGGTCGATATGATTTTGCATATCAGCTACCATCAGACACATTGTTGGTTCATGCTGTAACTGTAAATGATGCGCAAATAGAATATCAGATATATGGCGATATGGTTTATGCTGATACATCTACGCAAGATACTGTGATTGCTGACTTTACATTCCGAGCAACAGAAGAAAACTTTCCAAGTTATTTTACTATTGCTCTTGAATATGGTTTAGCATCAGCATTTGCAACTTCGATTGCAAGAGATGGTCAGCTTATGCAGTTGATGTCAACCATGGCAGACCGAGCTATGTTGAAAGCTCGAAACATAGATTCACAACAACAAACAACAAGGACTATACCTCAAACAAGATTTAGTGCTTTTAGGAGAAGCTAATGCAGAAAGCAAGAGTACCTCTTACAAACTTTCAGTTTGGTGAAGTTAGTCCTAGTTTGATATCAAGAACAGATACAAGAGTATATAACAACTCAGCTCAAAAGATTGAGAACTTCTTTCTAAGAGCAGAAGGTGGTGTAATCAAACGCGCTGGTCTTAAAAAGATATATGAGTTTGATACAACTATCGATACAGCAAAAGTCCAACAACATCGGCTTGTTCCATTTATATTTTCTGATGATGAAAGATATATTGTTTCTTTGGAGCATCAGAAGATAAGAGTGTTTCAAATTGATACAAGCAATAATGTTACGTTAGCGGCAACTCTAACAGCGGACTCGAGCGGAGCAACAATCCCAATCACAAATCTTAATATGCATGAAGTTACTTATGCACAAGCTGGTGATGTTATGTTTATTGCTCACCAAACATTCATGGTGCGTAAGCTTGTGCGTACTGGACTTACTTCATTCCAAATGGAGACAAAGACATTTGATACACAATCTGCTGGTGCAAAGATTTACCAGCCTTACTTTCAGTTCCAAGACTTGGGTGTTACACTTGACCCATCAGCTAGTTCTGGTAATGGGATTACCCTTACAACAAGTGAAGCTTATTGGGATTTGACTGGTTCACAGTCAGGTGGCAACTATCCTGATTCTAAACATGTTGGTCTTACCATAAAGTATCATGACCAAGAAATAACAATTACTTCAGTTCAATCGGCAACTCAGGCAACTGGTAATGCTCTTGCTACTCTTAAGAAAAAACTAAAGGTTGATTCTTTTCGGACAGACAATGGCGTGGCTACTATTACAGTTACGTTAGTAAATCATGGATTTTCTGCTAGTGATGCATTTACTGTATCAAATGCAAATACAGTTGGTGGCATTGCCGCAAGTAATATAAATGGCGCAAGAACAGTTCTTGAAGTCATTGATGATAATGTTTTTACTTTTAATGCGGCGGCAAATGCAAACGACTCTGTAGCTGGTGGTGGCACTCCCTTCCTTGAAACACATGCGCCAGCTACGAACTGGTCTGAACAGTCTTATTCTGTTCTTCGAGGATTCCCTGGAGCTGTTACATTTCATCAAAATAGATTGTGGTATGCTGGAACTATTGCACAACCTGATGGATTGTGGGCAAGTAAATCAAATCAGTTTTTTAATTTTGATATAGGTGATGGTAGCGATAATGACTCTATTGATATTCGTGCGGCAATTGGAGAAGTAAATACAATCAAACATCTGGTATCAAACAGAGACTTACAAGCATTTACATCTACTGATGAATTTATTGTGCCAGCTTTTGTTGAGAAGCCTACAACCCCTACAAATGCTACAATCAAAAGACAGACACCTTTTGGTTCTTCTTTCGTGAGACCCTATGTGTTTGATGGTGCTACTGTTTATGTTCAAGGTTCAGGTGAGATAGTAAGAGAGATGCTGTTTGATGATGGACAAAATGCTTATACTGGGCAACCGATATCAAGCCTTGCTTCTCATTTAATACAGAATCCTATACAAGCCAGCACTCTTGCTGGTGGTATAGACAGAGCTGAAAGTTATTATTTTCTTGTAGATGCCAATGGAACTCTTGGTGTTTTCAATTCTAATAGAGGTGAACAGCGATATGGATGGACACAGTTTACCAGTCAAGGAACATTTCATTCTGTTTGCACAGTTGATACAAGAGTGTATGCTGTAGTTAAGTTTGATAAAGGAGATGGTACAAATAAATATATTCTCTGTGAGTTTGACAGTAGCTTTAATACTGATATGGCTAAAACATATTCTGGCTCTAACGGAGTCTTCTCCGTCAGTTCTGATTTTGCTAACGGTGCAGTCCTCGATGTGGTCTCTGGCACTCATTATCTTGGTCAGTTTACTGTGGCTGGTGGGAACATCGATGTATCAGCTGTGGACAACTCTATTTCATCAGCAGAAATAGGATTTAAGTTTGATGTAACTTTGACAACAAATCCAATCGATACAATGGCACAACAAGGTCCAATGACTGGAGAGCCAAGAAGCATGAACAAAGTAATACTAGATTTATCGAATACATTATCAGTATCTGTAAATAATAAAAATCTTATTATTCGTCAGGTAACTGATGATTTAAGTTTGGCAAGGCAAGCTGTAACTGGCAAAAAAGAATTTAGATTGTTGGGATATTCTAAAGACCCACAAGTTACAATAAGTCAGTCAGCTCCGTTGTCATTACAAGTCAACTCATTGGTAGCAGAGGTAACATTCTAATGAATCCATTCGCAATATTAGGTTTTGCTGGTTCTCTTCTAAGCGCAAGCGCAACGATTGCTCGAGGTAAAGAGATAAAACGACAGAAAGAAATGGAAGCGGCACAGCTTGAGCAAGAAAGAGTACAGCGTAAGATACAAACTATGGAAGCGCACAATGATATTCTTGACCAGCTAGACGAAGCAGAAGAAATAAATGAAGCACAGTTTGCTTTCATGAACAGAGATGACGATAGGTCATTGAAAGCATTTAAGGATTCTCAAAAGTCATTAGCCAGTTCTGATATTAAGAGGCTAGACTTTCAAGGTCTTGCACAAATGGAACAGCTACGATTGAGAAGGTTGGGAGCATTGCGTGCTGGTGATGCCGCATTGAGAGCATCTCAAGTTTCGGCACTCAGTACAATCGTTGGTGGAGCTGGTGATTTTTATAGAAGCATGTAGGTTATTATGGTTGCAAAATATAGAAGACAAGTAAGAACTGGTGAGATAGGAGTAATCCGAGCTGACATGAGTGTCGCTAATTCCCTTGGTGAGATATCAAATGCTGTAAACAAAATGTCTAATGAGGCATTTAAGATGGCGGCAGACCAAGCTGAAGAGCGTGGTCGTGATTATATATCAAGCAAAAGTGATGATGAGATATTTGGTATTGACCCTGAGACTGGTCAACCTAAAAATGTTTTAACTGAGTTGCTAACTGATTTACCAGCTAAAGGCTATGGCATGATTGCTCAAGAAGCAATCAAACAAGAAGCATCAAAAAGATTTGGTTTAGTTCTTGAAACAAAGTTCAAAGAACAAGGAGCAAAAGCTCAAGCACGATTCCCACTCAATCCGGGCAAAGCAAAGTCTATGCTTGAAGAGTTTACTGATGAGCTTGCGTCAAAGTATGAAGGTGAATATAAAAATAAAATAGTTTCATTCGGTGAGGCTTATACTTCTGGCATCAATAATACTTTACTAATACGTCAAGCAAACAATCAAATATCAATAGGTTTGCAAAACAATGAATTAATAACAACTTCTTTTTTGCAAAGAGATAAAGCATTAGCTGAAACAGCAAATCAGCAAACTGTAGATAAAATGATTGATGATGCTCTTAATCCAAAGAGTCCAAAGCTAAAAAATTTACATCAGTCAGCGGATAATTCAAATCGGTTAAGTGGTGGTAAAGCTCTTAGTTCTTCTCAACTAAGTATTAAGCATGCATCAGAAATAGCAAATGGAAGAATCAAAGCCATAATGAAAAAATATGCTGGTGATGATTTAGTTACTGTTATGCGTATGGCTCAAGTAGTTAATACTGCTGATATAGATAAATTAGAAGGTGTTGACTCTACTGATAAAGAAAACTTAAAGAAAATGTTTTCTCATGTGGTTGCAGACCCTGAAGGAAGAAGTAATTTATTTTCTTCTCTTCGGACTTTTATAGCTGGTGAAAACCAAATACAAAACTTCATTGCTCAAGAAAGAAGAGCAAATGAGGTAGAGATAGATGCATCACTTAATGAGCAAATAAATAATCAAAAGGTTAGGTTTCTTTCTTATCAAGGTGGTGAGATGGCTGATAGCTTTACGCAAGAGATACAAGCTTTGCCAACAATCGAAAGTAAAATAGAATTTGCAAATCAAAGAAAAAAAGAAATAAGAACACAGGGTAATAGAATACTAGAAGGTAAAACAGCTGATGGACAAACAGTAAAAGCCTCAAAGTCTGTTCTCACAGATACAGAAATAAATAAAATCAATAACTCAATAGATAGAATTGTTGCTCAGTCTGTTTCTGCTGATTTGATTGGAGCTTTTCAAAATCCAAATGGTACACTTGATACTGCAAAACTAAGAAACATAGCGTCTTCTATTCTTAACAATGTAAGGCAAGGGAAGCCAATAGACCTTGCAAATCTTACAAAAGGTATGAACCCAGTTCAGAAGAAAGCTGTAAAAGATATAGTTCCCTCTATAACTAAGATGCGTAATGTAGGTGCTGGTGGTCTTGAGCAAACTGGTGGTGATATTAATTTGGATTTAGAAACAAGGCAAGGCATAGTAAACAACATAAAAACAGAAATAAATAATAGTAATCAACTAGCATCAGAGTTAGCTAATCAAGAAAAAGTAAAAGCTTTTGCTCAAGCTGTTACTAATAAAGAGCCTCTTGAAAACAATTCAACAAATCGAGATAATGCTGATGATTTCTTGAAAGCTGTAGCAAATGAAATACCTGAACTTCAGGGCAAGAGTGTTAGAGAAATATTATTAAGTGAGCAGTTTGCAAATCCTGATGGCGACTTGCGTAAAGCATTTGACTCTCTTCTCCAAAACAATCTTATTGTATCTAACGAAACAAAAAATTTAATAAGCAATCTAAGAAAAGGTTTTGTTTCAGGTCCAGCGGCGCAAAGATTTTTAGACTTTGTTGTGAAAGGAACTGTTCTATCAACTGAACGTCAGCAAGATGGGTCAAATAGATATACACAACTCAATGTATTTAGAGTTGATGAAGATACTTTCAAAGATGTTGTTGCTATTCAGCAAGCCTACAAAATTAGTCAACTTACTGGTGGTCAGTTAGGCATTGCACAAATATTACAGAATGAACAAGAGTATGTAAAAAGTCCTGAGTATGCAGATAAGCTAAAAGAAATAACTGGAAAAGATACTTTCGAAACAGCCAAAAATGAGTTAGCAGAACGTATTGCAAAAACTCCGACAGTAACATCAGCTGGCGGTAACGGAAGTATGTTTCATAAAAGAATTATGGATGCAATACCACATATCATATATCAGAACCGCAATACAGATATTGATATATCTGACTTACAACAACAAGCAAAAGCAATAATGATAGATTTTTTTCCAGCAACTGAAGACTATGTTATGGACCCACAGTCAGTTTCTATTAATGGGAAAATAAGGTCTTCATTTGCGATGAACAGACTTTTCCCTACAGATGAGCTGAAATCAGATTTTCTAGACTATACTCAAGCAAAGCTTGAAACCTATGGTGACTATAATATAAGAGAAGGATTTCGTGATGGCATTGAATCTCCAGGGGGTAACTTCTTTGGTCGCCTGATATCTGGCATAGGTTCTGCTTTTTCACCAAATACACCAGAGACTGGTGCAAAGAAAGCATGGCTTGTTCCTTCTCAATTTTCTTCTACTGACCCTTTTACTGAAGATATGCTCAACCCTGAGAAACATAATGTTACTTTCTTTTTGTCTGAGGGTCTGAATGGTGAAATGAGTTTCATAGTTAGCGAACAAAATATTGGTAGAGTTTCTATGAAAGAGTTTAGACATTGGCGAAAAACTGGTCAATTTTTACCAGAGGATGAGCAATGAGACAACTTGAAGGTAGAATATATGCTCACGAACCTGAGTATCAGTTCAACACAAGACCAGTAGACAGAGTATTATCAGCTCCAACATGGACAGAAACACTTCATGCAAGCATTGGATATAATTATAAATCATTTCTTAATGCCGCTTATTTAGAATCAAGATATGGAGATGTTGCTTATGATGATTCTCTGAATGTCATGGAGGAAATAAAAGGAACTGAGTATGAACAATACTATAATGATTTCAAAGATGCTAAAAATATAAATCATCTAAATGATTTGAAAGCACAAGTAGATGCAATGAAGAGAAGAAGACAGATTCTTGCTAACTCTAGTTTATTTGCACAGTTTACTGCTGGTATTTTTGACCCACTAAATTTGATTGCGTTACCTTTTGGAGGTCCAGCATTTGGTGTTGCTCGTTCTGCTTTAAGAGTTGGTCTTGGTGTAACTGCTTTGCAAGCACCAGTTGAAGTTGGTCGTCAGTTGTTTGACCCAACAGCAACTGCTGGTGAATCAGCCTTGAATCTAGGTGCTGGTTTTTTTATAGGTGGTACTCTTGGTGGTCTTACTGCTGTTGCTGGTAATGTAAGAGTAAATGCGATGTTTAAAACAAAGCAAGAGATATCTGAAATGGCAAGAGTTACTAACTCTGTTGATGCTGAACAAATGGCATTAGTTGGACAACGAAGTCAACGTCAAACCACACCAGAATTTTTTAGTTTAAAGATGGATAAGCTTTCTGATACAGAGGTCGATACATTATCTACACCGCAAGGAGCGGCAACTTACTTGAGAGAAAATTTTTCAGATAATGCTTTGAGAGGCAAACTTACTAAAGAAAATCTTGATGCTATGGCAAAATATTTCCAAGGAGAAAAACAACTGAGAACGCTCGAAGACAACAAAGGTAATATGAAAAGCAATTTTAATTTAGCCGAAAACTTATTTACAAAGAGTTGGTTTTATAAAGGAGTAACAAATCCTTATAAAAGAGTATTGCAATCAAAAGAATATTCTCAAGATGCAAAGCTTGCAATGATACGTTTGATTGGCGACCATGGCACAGCACTCGAGGCTCAACAGAATGGGATGAAAGCTCCTGATAGTGTATATATAAATGCTTCAGCATACGAGGGAGAGTGGGTTAGGAGATATGATGAACTGCTTGATATATATGGTCAGATAACTGGCAAAGGGAAACCAGTTGAAGCAAAGTTTGATTATCTTTTTAGACGACAAGGTTTCAATACATGGTTAGAAGAAACTTGGAAAAAAAGTTTAAAAGACCCAAAAGGTTTATCTATGACAGAACTTGAGCAAAAAGCTGTAAGAAGTTGGAATGAGTTCTTTCAAACATGGGAAGATAGATTGAAGAAGACTGGACATCTTGCAACAAAAGAAAATTTAATAGCAAGAAATCAGACTGCGGCAGATAGAATTGTAAAAATAAATCAACGACTAGAAAAAGCTGGTAGCAATAAAGCTCTTATAGAAGAACTTAATTTCCAAAAAGAAAAGCTTGCAAAAGAAATGCAGAAAAATGAAAGTGCTTTGGAAGTAACTCCAAGTGAAGCGGCGTATAAAACACAAGCTGGTGAGGATAGTTTTTTCCCTCGATTTTGGAACAAAAATAAAATCAAAGAACAGCGTCAGGCTTTTAAGCAGATACTTATGAATGAGTTTCGCAAGAATCCAGAACAAATAGCCTATGTGAAACGCTATGCAAAAGATGGTAAAAAGGTAGCTCGTGAAGAGTTGACTGGTACACAAGCTAGAACATTTATGAGCAAAGAATATGTGAGGCTTGCTGTAAATGAAGCTGATATAGAGAAAAGAGCTGATGAAGCTATCGAGGCTATACTTGGTGAGGGCGACCCATTTCAAACAATGTCTTATGGTTTCGGTCAGTCAAAACATTTTAAGCATAGAAACATTGATGTGCCTAATGAAGTTGTTCAAGACTTTATCATCACAAACCCTGTGCAAGTTATGATGGCATACACAAACAGGACTGCATCACAGTATGAGTTTTATAAAGCATTTGATTTTGAAGACCCTGAGATTGTTGTTAGCAACATCGTAGCAAATGAACTTGCAAATGGTGTAAGCAAAAGGTCAGCAAATAAATTACGAAGAGACCTTTTGCATAGTTATGATAGAGTTGCTGGCGTTGTTCTACAGAATCCAGAATCTTTAAATTTAAGAATAGCTACTATTATGAAAGACCTTGCTACTCTTAACTATCTTGGTAGCGCTGGTTTTTCTACACTACCTGATGCCGCTGTCGTAATGATGACTAATGATTTGAAGCCTTTATTTAGCCAGCTTATTCGTGTTCTCGATAATCAGAAAGTACGGATGAACGCTATGGAGGCTCGTTTATCTGGTGAGATGCTCGAGATACTCAAAGGCGATGTACACTTGCGTCTTATGGAAGACATGCTTAATAACCCTTTTCAAAGCACATGGACATCAAAAGCAAAGAACGCTTTTTTTCAGCTAAACTTGTTGGGTCCAATGACGCGTACATTTAAAATGTTTTCGTCAATGGCAAACAGTCATACAATCATTGACTACTCTATTAAAATGGCTAATGGTACTGCTGGTGATAAAGAAATCAAATGGCTGTTGAAAAATGGAATCAACAAAAAAGATGCAACAAAAATTAACAACATGCGTAAGAAAGGATTCATTGAGGATTCTGATGGTTTTTATCTTGCTAACTCAGAAGCGTGGGATGATGCAGACGCTACGCAAATATTTAGAAGAACACTAAACGCAACTGTTAAGAATACAGTTCTTATGGGTTCTCCAGCAGATAAACCCATTGCCGTTGATGGTGTGTTTTATGTTCCAATGGCGATTGGAAGATTAATGAGACTTACTGAAGATAAAAGATTCAAAGGGTATGCTCGAGTAGAAAATGCAATGCTTGGATTACCATTCCAATTTTATTCTTATTCTTTCGCCGCTCTAAACAAGATAACAACGCTGTACGCTCAAGACCAAGTAACCAATAGATTGACCGGAATCGTTGCGGCAATGGGATTAGCTTATATGGGTATGCAACTTAAGTATCGAAGCAATCCTTTTGTTCTCGAGCAGATGACTCTTGAAGATAAAATGGCTAGAGCTTTTGATATGTCAGGTCTTGCCGCGTT